TGTTTCCGGCAAAACTGCCACATTTGGTTTATCCTTTTTATACAAGTAATAAATATCGTATAACAGTTTCAGGAAATATAAAATTAAAGGTAGTCAGATAAACAAAGGAAGCTTGACAATTTTAAACAAATGATATATAATAGAACGCAATGAAGGAGAAAATATGAGTGATTTTTTAAAAGATATAATCAAAGAAACAGGTAATGAATATGCTACACTTGCCAAAGATGGTGTTGCCGGAGGTGATGTAGATAGTTTTATTGATACAGGTTCATACTCTTTTAACGCTTTACTATCAGGTAGTATATATGGTGGTCTACCAAATAATAGAATTACGGCAATCGCCGGCGAAGCTGCGACAGGTAAAACATTTTTTGCATTAGGCGTAGTAAAAAGTTTTTTAGATAAAGACCCTAACGCAGGTGTTATTTACTTTGAATCAGAAAATGCTATATCAAAAGACATGATTGAAAGTCGTGGTGTAGATAGTAGCAGAATAGTTGTAATGCCAGTTGCAACAGTACAAGAATTTAGAACACAATCAATTAAAATAATTGAGAAGTATATTGAACAACCAGAGGCAAGTAGAAAACCTATGTTGTTTGTATTAGATAGTTTAGGTATGTTATCTACTACAAAAGAAATGGAAGATACAGCTTCAGGTAAAGAAACAAGAGATATGACAAGAAGTCAAATTGTTAAATCTACTTTTAGAGTATTGACCTTAAAACTAGGTCAAGCAGGTGTTCCCATG